CAATTTTACTAAAATCTTTTCTTAATGCAATACACCCAACTTTAGTTGTTGAAGAATTTGAAAGATTTTTAATATTATGTAAAATCTTAGTAAATGTTGCTATCTTTATTTGAAGTCGTCGAATCTTGGAATCCATTTGCTCTTAATTAGTTTAGCTTTCATTTTTATGCCAGGTTCTTTACTTAATGATTTTGCAAGTTTAATGTTTTCTTCATCATCATCAAAAAATGTAAAGTCATTAAATCCCATATCTATGAATTTTTTAAATGCTTCTTTTTTCTTTTCTGAAGTAGATCCTTTAAATCCTAAAGATGTATCATTAATAGCAAATATGTATTGAGGATTAATGTTAATTCCATTATGAGATAAAAACTGTTGAATAAGTTTTGAATTATCTCTTGCTGTTATAATTCCAACAGCTTTACCTTTTTGTATTGTTCTTTTTAAAATAGAAAATACCCATTCTATAATTTTACCAGCTTTAAGAATATCCAAACTTTGAAAATCTGAAAAATCCATTTTATCATTTGGCCTAGTCTTAAATGTATTAAATTCTTGTGGAGTAAGATCAGCCGAAAATCCAGTTTTTGGATTATGAACTTTAATTTTACTACGAGTAACTACAAGAGTATCGTCCACATCAAATATGGTAATTGCATTTCTTTTATTTGCTTCAAATAGCCTCACTTTAAATTTTCCTTTTATTATTTATCAATAAAATACAAAGAACACATTAGATGTACTTAGATAATGTATTGGATTAACAATCTCTACCATTAGTATATACATGTTTTAATACAGGAAATCTTAAACTGAATCCTCCGTTCTGATTTTTAGTTTCCTCAAAGTATTGGATTGTTACAGTCTTACCTATAATATCTTGTGGAGATTCAAAATACATTTCTCTTTGTTCTTTAGAAAATCCTGATCCTACATTTACTTTACAACCTTTATGTTCTATTGTAATGTTACTTAAACATTCTCTTTCTACTTGTTTACCATTTTCTGTCCATCGGATAAATGCATTGGTAGTTTTTAAGACAGTATATTCTGAGTCATGGAATTTTTTAACCTTTAAAAGATTATGGCTTCTTTTACCTTCATAGCCTACATTCTTTCTAACCATGATTCCTTCAAACCCTGCCTCTTCAGCTTCTTTAGCCATTTCAGTAAATTGTTCTTCGGTAGTTAATTGTTCTTGTGGTAAGAATTCTAACATATCAGAATTAATATTTCCTGGTAAACTATTCTTTCCTAATTCTAATCTAAATGTTAACGGTGTAATTCCAGTTTGATTATCAAATTGTTCTAAAGTTAAATAATCAAATACAAAGAATTTAGGTTTTTTAATTTGATGATCCTTTTTTCTAATCTGTTTCATAATTCCTTGAAAATCTTCATTGCCATCTTTATCAACCATACAGATTTCTCCATCTAAAATAAAGTTACCTGGAATCTTTAGAATTTCATTTTCTAAATTACCTAATGTTAAAAATTCTTTACCACTTCTAGAAAAGAATGTTACTATATCATTTTCTTTTCGGCAAATACAACGAACGCCATCTAATTTTCTAGAACCGTACCAGTCTCCACTTTTAAAATCTACTCTTTTTACATTATAAGGATTTGCTAATGCAACCTTAAATGTTGGAATACATCCTGGTATTACTTTATTAATAGAACTGGTAGATGCACCCATTTTAAGGTCTCTATCAATAATATTATAAATAAGTTTTTCATGTTGAATATTTTCTAAGATAAATCTGTTAACATTTGCAATTGATGTATGCCCAGTAGAAACTCTATTTGCTAAATCATTTAATATAGTGAAAATACTTCCATAAGTATTTGGGTGACCTAATAAACCAGAATTCTTTTTACAATTTTTTGAAGTTACATTATATTTCTTATAAGGATTATAAGTATAATTAAAAATCATTTGTAGAAATTTACTATCAGAATGTTTCTTAATAGTTTCAATTTTGTAATTACCTGAAGATGAATCATTCATTTCATCAATAAATGATTGTAGATAATTTAGGTTTTTTGTTAGTTCAGTCATATTCCGTTTTGTTTAATTTATTATAATATAAATATAATACAATTTTCTCGGTTCTGAACTATAAATTCTTGTTATTTTTAAAAAGTTATTAACAATTTTAAAACAATATTGTCGGGATGGCAGGATTCGAACCTGCGACCTCCGCGTCCCAAACGCGGCGCGATGACCGGACTACGCTACATCCCGAATGTTATCCGACTAGGACTCGAACCTAGAACGTCTGCACCAAAAGCAGATGTGTTGCCAATTACACCATCGGACAAAATAAGTTGTTTAATATTGTGTATCAAAGAAAAATGTTTGAAATAATCTTCCGTCATATTTATCTTTACCAAAATAATCTAATGAAGTATGATACATATCACCTCTATATAAAACTAAACGATTATATATGTTACCTACCATTGCTGTCATATCCCATTTACTAAAATCTCTAGAATCTACATCAGTCTTTTTCATTTTTTCTAAATCATAACTGCCATCAATTAATCTAGGAGCACGTTCATACCCAGTTTCTTTATGTTTAAACAAACCAGTCCCTCCACTAGCAGGAGCATCTGGTGATAAGTATAATACACCTGCCCACATTGTAGTATAATCAGCATGAATCCAACTAGAATCTTTTTTTGTTGTATATTGAAAAGTTTCAGTATATTCAGTATCCCACCGAGTTATATCACCAGCGGCATGCCTAACAATATCTTGAATACTTTTTCTTAAGCTTGGCCAACCTACCGGCGGAGTTCGCTGCCCAGGAAAATTTCCTACCACACCAAATTCTTGATTAAGAGCCCATTCTCTAGTTTCATTAGGATTACTATAAAAGTTGTCTGTTATTATTAGGTTTGTTTTCATACTTAATTATTTGTTTATTTATTTGTGTTTAAATGTCTCCTTCATCTGCTTCTAAAAAAAGTAAATGTTTAAGTTTTTGTAGATTAGTGCATTTTTCATATGCCTCATTTTCTTCAAAATATTCTATCATATTATTTATAGCATCTACTTTTGTTTCAATAGAATCTTTTCTTTTTAAAACATTACTAGGACTTTGCATCATTACTGCATAAGATAAATTCATAAATTCATCAAAGTTAGTTTCTTCTAATGTTAACAATAAATTCTTAATAAAATCATCACCAAAACCTTTACCTTTTTTCATTATGCTTATTTTTAATTTTTTCTATTAGTATTTTGTCCTCGTCATCTAAGTTAGTTGGAATATCTACTATAATGCTTATTAATAAATCAGAAAATCTATCTTGTTTATAAATAGGAAAACCCCTTCCCTTAACTCTTAATATTTTTCCATTTGTAGTACCAGGAGGTATAGTAAATGTTATGGTTTTATTAAAGCAATCAATATTTTCTTTGCCTCCTAATATTGCATCAAATAAAGATATATTTTTTATTGTATGTAGCCCTTGATTGTCAACATAAAACTTATTATCAGCTACAACTTCTATTGTTATAATTAAATCCCCACTTAATTCTTCAGTCTGTCCTCTCTGCCCTAAACCTTTTAATCTTAGTTTTTGTCCACTGTTTACACCAGCAGGAATATCAAGCTTTATAGTTTTCATTCCAATGCTTACATCTCTACTTGTCCCATAGTATGCATCAGCCAGAGTTATTCTTAAAACACCTGTCGTATTTCTTCCTTTTTGATTATATCCATATCTTTGATTAAAGGCTCCACTAAAATTTTGATTTTTAAGTAAATCTTCAAACATGCTATCACTAAAATCACCACCGCCAAAACCGGAGCCAAATGGGTTAGACTGTCTTTGGTCATATTGAGCCTTTTTCTGCGGGTTACCTAAAGTTTCATATGCATCAGCAGCTTCCTTAAACTTCTCTTCATTGCCACTCTTTTTATCTGGGTGATATTCTTTGGCTAATTTTCTATAAGCTTTTTTAATATCATCTACTGATGATGATTTATCTACTCCTAATATGTTATAAGGGTCTTTCATTTATTTCCAAAAGAGTTGTATACCAATTAGACTACATGCTATGAACAACGACACAATTGTTTTTGTGGTAATTCCTTCCCCAAGAAAATACCAAGTTAAAAATGTAAATGAAATAATACCTGATCCAAAGGCAATAAATCTACCTGGCCACAATAACCCATCATAGTATTCAACCATAAACTTAGTACCATATATTAATATGTAACTAATTGCAGTACCAAATAAAACTGATACTGTTAAAGGATTCTTTTTAAACCAAGGCCATACAAATTGTCCATTTGTCTGAAACCATATTGCAGCTTGCCCGGTAAAGAACAATGCAAATGCTAATAATAATTTATTCATCTATATGATATTTATAACCTTGTCTTGACATAAAATTAAAATGAGAATCCATTTGTTTTGCTGTTGTCCATACTGAAGGTTCTGGTGCTACTCTTCCATCTTCTCTTTTATCAAATGCTTTATTTAAAAACCATTTGTCTTTTTTACTCTCCCACCAAAACCAGACCTTTTGCCATGACTTAGGTTTTTTCATATAAACTTTATTACCTTTATCCATGTGAGCAATAAATTGTTTGTATGTAATATCTCCTTTAGGCATTTTTATTTG